CTAGCTAATTCTATATCTTCATTATCAACTTGAGCGTTCGCCAAATCAACCTCAGGATTAACCAAATCAAATTCAGCATTCGCTAATGCAACAGCAGTATTAACTCTACCAAGAGCCGTGGTAATGGCTGCTACTGCGGTATCTACACCACTATCAACATTGGTTACGGTCTCAGCTAATTCAGCCACAGCAGAGTCTACTTGCGTATTAATTAAATCACATACGGCTTGAGTTTCGTCTAATTCAGTAATAAATTTACCAAGAGCAGTATTTACAGCTCCTTCACTATCTGCTTCTCCTAAATCTAATAAGGCGTCACATTTATCAAACTCCACATTTGCCAATGCGACCGCTGTGTTTATACGACCTGCCGCAGTAACAATAGCTGCAGTAGCTGTATCAATATTATCATCAACCAAAGTCACAACTTCGCCTAATTCTGCTGTAGCCTTGTCAAGTTCTGCATTATCTAGTGCTCCTTCTGTAGCCATTTTATCCACTTCAATATTAGCTAAACCTATTTCTGTTAATGCGCTATCTGCTGAAGAATTAATAAGAGCTACCTCTGTATGAACATTATCTGCAATTGATTGCAATTCATCAAGTTCAGTATTCATAGCTGTCATAGCTGTAGTTATATCGGAATTAGACGTTTTATTACCCAATACGTTTTGTAATGATTTTATAGAAGCATAAATAGGTACGAGGTATTCAGCCTCATCTGGAAACACATTTATAGAAGAATCACCATAAGCAACTGCTGGATATTGCACCTCTGAATATGTAGCAGAGCCACCAACTGGGAGAACATCGAGACTGTTGTTTTCTATATAAAACACAGGGTCTGTAATTGTAGCATAATTCATATCATCAGAGTCGCTATACCTCCCCTTATTAATAGGGCTAATTGGTCTACAAGGTTGATTGATATCACCATCACTTCTAAAGACGTGAAGAACTTTTCCTGTATTCAACGTACTTGCAGAGCCAGAGGTGAAACTTACAGACGATGAACATAGAGGTAAAAGATTCTCTGGTAATATATTTATTATTTCTTTAGCGCCATCTGTAAGAAACTGAGTTAATTCAGTTTGCGTAGGAGCACTACTTCCATCTATTGAAAGACTTGTTAGACCTTCTACCTGTGCTTCAAAAGTAGCCATTAAGTACTCGCTACAAAAACTTCTACTTGACCACTATTAGACCCGGGGTCTACTATAATACTTTCCAAGTCAGTTAAAGCTGTTACAATAGTAGCAGAATCATCATCTGCATGAGCGGATTCATCTGGAGCCCCCATTAAAAAACTTCTACCAGCTTCAAGTAAATGTGTTATTGATAAATCTGCGGCAGAATTATCCTCACCTGAATCTAACTGTAATGAAACATTAACAGAATTAGAACTATCTAAATTTGTTATACGAATATATTTTACGTTTTGCAAATCTAATGCACTATCAGCTGAGGCTGTAGTAGATTTAAATACTAAAACAGTAGCATCATCATCTGATGCAATGGTAACTATTTTCTTTGTTATATTAACAATACTCGATATTTCAAATGTACGCTTAGAACCATAATCTTGATTGTCGAGTATAATATCTTCTTGTATTTTAACTTTTAATTTTCCAGCCATTATCTTTTCCCAGAACTTCTCTTCTTCTTAGCATAAGAGACTTTCTTACCTTTTTTCTTGGCATAAGCCTTGGCTTTCTTTTTACCAGCCTTGGTATATGCAAAATGTTTTTTACCAACTTTAGGCATGTCTATACTCCTTTAGTTTATCTTTCCAAAACTTTTGATTGCGTTCAGTTCTATCTTGTTTAATTTCTTTTATACTATCTTCCATACTAACATGAGAAAATTCTACGTCTGTTCTCTTACCTACTTCACTCATCATATATAGATTAGTAGTAAACTTAGACATTGATGATTTTTTACCACATGCTCTGCAATAAAACCAATGCTCAGGATTAGGACTCGAGCAATTAACGCAATTATTATCCATAATAAGCAATCACAGAACCACTATCCAACTCTATTGAAGTAAAGTCTCCATATATAGTTGCACCTGCCGGTATTTTAAAGGTTGCTGGTATTGTACCAGATAACCATGTAACATCACATTCTGACGTATCTACTACAGATGCTTCTAAGCCTGTTATTGCTACAAATGGTCCTGATACTGCATCAGTACCATCTATTATAACAGCACCAGCTTGCCCTAACTGAAGATTATTAGCTTCTGCTGCCGTATAATTATTTACAGACTTTATTCCACGTGCCATATTTACCTCCTACTATAAAAGCTTATCGCTCATAAGTAAACTTATTTATTGTTAAAAATCTTCTAGAGATTCGGGGTATATCCTTTATCGACATACCCCACAGTTCTCTAAAACTGTTAACCCTTATTTATTCAGATTATGAAGTGGTGACAGCATCATCAATTCCAGATAGACAGATTGCATTCCACTCACCGCTGTAATAAACCATCTTTATCCAATCTCCTTTTTGAGCACTTGTCCCAATAACGATATTAGATACTTGAGTTCCCACGGTTGAGTTAGAAGCATTTCCGCCAGCATCTTTCATGACAAGACTGATAATAGCACTACCTGCTGCGAGTGTAATCGCTGCAGTTGGAGTTTCTTCTTCTACACAAAACTCATATTCCATACCATCAATACCATTAGATGCTGTGGGTAATGTAATTGAAAAAGCTCCAGCGGCTGAGGAAAGCATAAAAACTTTGCCAGAATCAGCTTGAGCTAATGTTCTAGCAACTTTTATTTCTTCAACTTTTCTCAGAAATCCGTCAGTTTGTCCACTATTTTCTTCAAGATACGCACTTCTCATTTTCTACTCCAAGTTATACAGCATGTGTGTTTCTGGAAGCGTTACTTCAAGACCTGCTTCTGTAAGAATCATATCTTTCCGTAAATCCTCGTCACCATCCTGTACGTTGGTGATAACATGTGTATCACGATTAACGCCATTTCCTACTAATGGGCGATAAGCAACATGGTCTAAGTCGACCAAAGCTAAATACCCTTTAGAGAAACCTCGAAACATAGGTTCTTTAACCATAGACATACTTCCATTAACTGTATCCACTCTCATTAATGCATGTCCAAACGCTCCCTTGATATTTTGCATATCAATATAATAAGCATCTGTACCAGTGGCATTAAGACCAAGATTACCAGCATGAAAACCTGCCAATTTGTTAAAGAACGTAATTACGGACAGTCCTGCTAGTCCAAGCTTCGATTTTGCTCCGCCCCTTGCAGGGTCAAAAACAACTTCAAAGTCAGATAGTAAGCGGTCATACGTCATTTCTGATGTAGCTGCACTACGAAAATATGGTGCACCTGAGCTATATGATAGAGCACTATCATCAACAACAGCTGTTCCATTCTTTACTACGTGTCCAACTATACCTTCGGTATATAAAATACCGCTTTGACTTGCACGCTGTCCAAACAGCATTGCCCGTTCTATGTCAACCTTATGCTCTCTCAGCTTTAGATTCCAAATGCGCGCCCATTCATCAGCATAACCACGATAAACCGTAGCACGAGCTGTATTGCTCATTTCTGCCGCTGTTTTGAAGATTTGAGTATAACCGTAGTCATTATCAATTTCTTCTGACCAAACATCAGGTGAGCCAGTACCTTCAGCAAATGAAGTACCTACAACCTGACATATCGCATTATCAGCGCCAGTTTCAGCTCCATCAATAGCAGAAATAGTTCTACCAGTAAAAGAGGTATCACTTCCATTATCAACAGGACTGCTTTCAACGCGAACAATAATAGTCTCAGGTGCGTTTGATTCTTTATAATCAACAGCAAAAACCATACCCTTAACTAGCCAATCAACACTTGCACCGCCCGATGTATCAACCGTATATGTAAGCGTGCTACCAGCAGCAGGTATAGAATGACTTGCTTTCAATAAGAAACTTCTATCACTCCAAGATACCTTTGTTCTATCTTCTAGGAATCTAAATTGAGGGTCACTAGTCGGCACTTTTGCTACTTTTGACAAATATACAAAAAATGGTGACTCATCCGGAGCTAGGTCAGCGACTCTATCACTAAAGTCGTATAACCTACGTGTACTTAGACTCGCAGAGTCAACAGTAGCTGTTCCAGGGTCAGCATATTGCAATTGTCCTTGATTAATTGCCATAACTAATCTCCTTAGTTAGATTATTTTTACAAAGTTGTGCTTCTATCAGCTGATAAGATATTACCCCACATCTTATCTTTTTCTGACTTAGGAGCACTCTCCTTACCTCCTTGTAAAACACCTGCGGTACGTGGTTGTTCTTTAGCATTCTTTACTGCTCTAATAGAATCAGTGACTCGCGTACGCTTACCTGACTGTTCACGCCAAACATTAACAAGAGTATCTAATGAAAGACTCTCTGCCGGTTTAGTTGCGAACTGCATGAAATCGACTATCTCACCTTCAGGCATTCTGTACACATTTCTTAATTCATTAACAGTATTATTAACAAGCATCTGTTCATTAATACTATTCATTTGCTCACTAACAGCTTGTTGAACAACGCCACGCTCCTGATTCATACGATGTTTGTACGAAGGAGATTCTGGCTTGTAATAGGCATCCCAAGGATTAAACTCTTCCTCAGGAAGCGATGATTCGTTACTATTGCGTCCGACACTACTATTTTGGTTATTGTTTGAGAGACTTCGCTCCGCCATTTTTAGCATAGCTTCTTCCATCCTTTGCTTATCAGAAACAGTCTTATCATACATAGACTGAAACTTCTTAGCTTCACCTTCCCAATCTATATGAGAAGCGGTACTCTCAACATTACCCTGAGGCACATCTTCAAATCCTTGACTTTCATTTTGATATGCATCAGTTTCGTAGTTAGTTGTATCAGTTTCGGAATAGTCAACATCCACACCGCTACTATCAGAATAGTCTTCGACATATTCCATAGATTGTGCTTCAGCATTGTTATTGTCCATTTTACTTTCCTTCCGCGATGTCTAGCGTGCTATTCAGGAGAACCTGTTTCTTCTATGCTTTTGAATAATCCACGAGATTGCTCAGCAGCTAACTTCACCGCATTTTGAAGCCTTCCGGCTTCTACTTTACTATTTGCTTTAGCGTCCGACTCTACACCTGCAAGTTTAGATTTAAACTTTTCAACCTCAACTCGTTTTCTGTCAGATACGGACTCCCTTCTTGCCGTTTGCAGGTCACCCTGCAAGTCTTTTACTTGCCCATTTAATTGTTCTACCATACCTCTCAATTGAGATATTTCGCTCATACGTTTTATAACACCCTCCTTATCGAATATTTCAGGGTTTTTCTTTAAAACTTCAGTTTTATCTATAATACCTAACTGAAATGCTTCAAGATAAACGCCATATTCAGCCCACTTACTAGTAGGCAATGTAGAACCAGGCTGTATACTAATATCATGTTGTCCAATATTATACTTTTCTTTAGCTATATCTATAATAGCTCCTGTGATATCATCGTAAACATTTACCATAACCTCTGTCTGGTTATTATTGGCTCCCGCCAATCTAAAAATTTTATTATAACTATAATGGCTCTTTGAAAGCCCATACATTACTTTACCTAATCTAGTAATAGCAAATTCTATATCTCTTAACTTTGATTTAGGTCTTTCTTGACCTAAAGATACCATTTTTTCAGTTCCCCTAACTGTTTCAGGTGCTTTATCTGCAAATCCGTGCATTAACTCCGGTAATCCGAAAGTAAAATCTATATAAAACTCAGCACTTTGAATTAATCTATAAAACTCAGAAGCTAGTGGCGTAGGAGCAGGATAATGAGGCTCACCTTGAGAACTATCTACTTCTATTACAGCGTTAGGATTAGCCCAATCCATCTCTAACTGGCTTAAATCTTCAACACTGCCAAGCGGAACTAATAGTTTTAATCCTGCGGAAGCTTGAGCATGAGACAATGCTAAAGACCAAAGTTTATTTAAAAGCCTCTGCATTGGTCTAGCCCTAGCAACATCAGACCTTGGATATGGAGTACCTGTATAAATATTTGGGATAGGAATAATAGGATAGATATCTATATTCATAATAGATTCATACAAAACCACCTGCCCTATACTAGCAATTACCCCAATACGATTTTGAAGCACCTCTTGATACTCAACTAATCCTCTCTCAAATACATCAGGGTTAGCAGATAAGAACTCTTGAAATTCTACATCGCTAAGAATCTGCTCTTCGCCGTTTCTACTATCAACTATTCTATAGAAAGGAACCTTAGTCTTAAAAAACCTTTCGAGTATCTGATACTTATCTACATCACCATAAGCTAAATCATTTGCATCTGCAGGTGTTGTATATTTTATACTTTGCTTATTATTTGCAGCAGGATAATCTTCCTCGTTATTCCAAACCTCAATAGATTTTAATATACCCTCTTCTAACTCCCCAGTTTCTGGATTCACTCTATCACCTAATTCAGGGTAGAGACGAGTAACTTGTTCTTTAGTGAGAATAGTAGAAAGTATAATGCTATCAGCATCATCAAAAAAGCGGTCCCGCGAAGTAGGCGGAACATAAACACGAAATGGATTCACACTAGTAAACTTAACATCGCCTCTACCAAAATCAGATTCGCCATCAACATATGCATAAAGATACCCAAGACCTGCCACGGAATAATCATGTATAGCTTGTTTAAGATGCATATCCCCATTAGATATTTCCCAACAATACCCAAGAACTGTACGCCATACGCTTGATAATTGACTATCTGAGTCTTCTCTCGGTATTATTGTGAAAGCAGGAGGTCTAGCTGTAATAACGCTTTTTAGCTTTTCTACAGCAGGTCCAATCCTATCCATGGGGACGCCAGCTTGATTAACAGCAGCAAGGTCATCGCTTTCTTGAGCGCTAAAATGATTACCACCATAAAAGTCTAAATCTATCCTAGCTTCAGTATCCCACTCACTGCGCGCATCGCGCCAGCGGCGGTATAATTCAAGATTTTCGTTAGCTCTAGTATCTCTTTCCAAATCCGGCATGGGTCTAATTTATCCTAATTAAATTTACTTTTCAATAGTTAATACTCATTTTTTAAAAAAAGTTCCGCTAAATCCTCATTCCGGTTATCCAATTATACACTTTACCACGATTTTCTCTACTTTTTGAGCGTTTTTCAAAGGTTTCAGCGTCCATTCTACCACTAGCAGGTGGCTTAGAGTA